ATAAATGTAAATTGTCCATTTGATCCACTTAAGCTAAATTCAAGTTGACCTTCATCCAATTTATCTTTATATTTGTTTACAGTAAAAGATATTGCATAAATGCTTGAACCTGTAATTGTTGTGGTTGAGTTTGCAGTTACAGTAGATGCGGTTGCAAATGTAAATATTTTTTGTGTGGATGGCAATAAAACATTTGCATATTCACTATAAATTGCTTTTGTTGGATAAATCTTTGAAGTGTCAATATCAGTTTGAGAACTTCCAGATCCATAATAATTTCCATAAGCAACTGCAAAAAATGGTTCACCTGAATAATACACATTGTTATAATACAATCCATTGTAAACATTGAATATACCTGAACCCGTTGCAACAGTTTGTGATGGTGAGGTATAAAATGCAGATTGTAACGCAGCAATATCACCTGATGTCCACATTGGAGAAGATACTTGATTTACTCTTCCTACAACTATATCTGTTGAATCAAATTTTTTAAATATCATATTTCAAAAAGGTTATACAGTTACGGTTACAGGTATCGTAATACTTCCACCGCTTTCATTTCCAATTATAGTCAAATTTGTGGTTGTTGTTGTACCTACACCAGTATTTGGTATAAACTTAAATTTCAATCCAACTACAACTTGTGATGTTTCAGCAGAAACTCCAGCAAAAGTAGTAACTGTACTTGATAAAGTATTGGATGTTACCGTTTCTACTGCAACCAAGGTACCAACATTCTTATTTGCTAGTATTGCAGTATAACCAAGTGTTTGATTATATGTTGGATTGGTTGAAGGTGAGATGGATAAGTCACCTGTATAAGTGGCTGGTACAGAAATCTTGTCAATATTTAGAGAAATGATTGGAATTACAGTAACACCTTGATTTAGGGTAACCAATTTGTACTTCATCAATTGTGTTTCATCAAAGAAAGCTTCAAAAATTGGTGTATTTCTCAATGCAAAATCATTGTAAGCAGTACCTTGAGGGTGATTTGGTTGATATAATCCGTAATCAATTTCATCATCCGCTAATGCAAATGCGGTAATGTTCAAATTTCCATTTGTAGCCAACAATTCTCTTCCTTTTTTGGTTAGAGTAGCATCTACAATGATTGTTTTATTGTCTAAATATGCCATATTCTATAAATAGTTTAAAATTAAGATTTCTTATTATTTTATATAACAAAAACACTTTGACTCAAACTTAAACTTTGAGTTAACACTGGATTATAATCATTTACAATACCAGATCCGGTAATTTCATATGGACTTAGTATAGTAGTAGTATTAGTATTTCTTGACTTTACATAAATACTACCTTCATCAAAATTAGATAGTCCAAGATTGGTATTTGTTATTGAAAATGTTATTTGAGTGTCATAATTATTAGTTCTAAATTCACCGTTTGGAGGATAAAATAGATTGACTCTTTCCAATGAAGATGTTAAGTATACAGAAAATTTAGATAATGGTTTATTCTTATATGATAGATGTTGAACAGGCAATAAATTGTATATATCAATAGAAGATGATACATTAGTTATGTACGGGTCACCATATGAATTACTGATATTATAAGCAATTCCATCAGGAACTGAAATGACTTTGTTTATTGGATATGAAACAGGTCCAGTATTACCATTATCAGTGTATACATCTTGATAATCAGTTACTTTATACAAATAAGATGTTGACAAATTTCTTGAATCAAAATATTTATATCCACCTTGATTATAAGCAAATAGATAGTAATCATCCAAAGTATCAGGAATATATCCCTTATTCAAATTAGATGGTCTTGAAAATCCAACTCTTTCTGCACATGTTATTGTAGATGCATACTTATCAGAAGTTTGTAATTCAATATTGATTGGAGATGGATTTTTCTCTATGGTTGCATCTATTGGAAGAACTACTTCTCTCACAATTGGTTTAGATTGAAACTTTGGTCTTTCAAGGATAGATGGTTCAATTAGTATACCAGTTAATAATTTAACTCTTGCTGGTACTACATTCTTGATTACATCAAATACAGAAGTATCAAAATAACTTCTAAATACCGTCATGAATTCTTGATACAATACGGTTTCACCGCCGTATGTGTAATAAGAATCTGATAGAGTTTGTAAACTCTTATAACTTGACTCATACAAATAACCAGGATCAGCAATATCATCAACAATGTCATGATCACCTAAAAAGTCAATTATATCATCATCTTTTATTTTGAATGGAGAAATAAATACACCCAACAAATTTGAATCAGGAGTCAATTGATTCAAATTTCTTGCTACACTTTGAATTGGAGATGGTTGAGTCAATAATGTTTGTTCTACTTTTCTGACTTTTTCATTATTGTACTTATTTGGTCCGTATTGTGGAATTATAGATGCCTGTACAACATCAACTTCTTCAAATTGATATGGAAATACTGATTGTGAATAGTATGTACATGAGTTTGATTGTGTTATGCTGTTATAGGTGAAATTATATGCGGAACCAGTATAACCAACTTGTTTTATTTTATCCTCTGGAAAATATGGTTCAATTGAAGTTGTTGTGCGTAAATCAACTGGATAATCAAAGTTATATCTAAAGATTAAATCATCCCAAGTATTTTCACTTTGATTATTACCATAGTATCCGTAATTTTTACTATATTGAGTAAAATCATACTCAGTCAAACTATTTTTAACTAATAATATTTTATCAAGTAATCCAGTAAATTTATTAGTTGAACTGGGATAATTTCCAAAATATAAAGATCCATCATTATAAAATGCTTCATTATATGTTTTTGTTAAGAAAATACTAGAAGAATGTGAGAATGATTCTCTATCATCTACATATGAATTTACATACAGATCATATTTGGTAGGAAGATAGTTTTCATTTGATGATGTGTCAAAAAATGAAGAAGTATTATTTCTTCTTAACATTACATTATAAAATCTATCAGTATTGAATACAGGTACGTCTTGGATTTGTATAGTCTTATCCAAAAATGTAAAGTAAACATCACCGTAATCAGATTTTATTGATTTTTTTAGATAGATTGACCAATCTGAATCTTTTTTTACTAAATTTACAACATCATTTTGATTGTATTGTTTATTTAGTTTAAATGTAAATTGTAAAGACTTGGCAGAACCAGTATATGGTAATTGTACATATTCATTTTTTGAATTGTATTTAGTGAAGAAATATTTTTCATCATACAAATAACTTGATGCTTTAGAATTTTCAATCTTACTACCTCCAAATTCTCTGATACTTAAAATATTCAACGGAATGCCATAACAAGACATTAACAAGTTTATACATTCAGTTGTGCCTTTTGTTTTATAAATGTATGGAAGTGTATCAAGAACACGTTTCCATATCATTTCATTTTTATCTTTGGCAGAAATTGATTGAGAACCTGAATTTGCACTATTAAGATAATTTGTAACCAAATTCTTGTTGGCAAAATCAGTTGAAGTATTCCAACCAAATGAATTTAATAGATAATAAATGATATCAGGCAAATAACTGTCTCCTGAATTTGTATCCTTTGAATTTAAAATTGGGAATGACTTGATATATTGATAGATATTATCAAAATGATGACCAACCATTGACAAAAATACCAAATAATCATTGTTATTTTCATCCATTTTGATATATTCTGGTGTATTATTCACCAAACTGTCTCTATTGTTTATATCATACTCTTCCGCATCATAAACATAAGTATAATAATTGGAATTGGTATCAGATGTACTACCTGAAACCAAACTTTGACTTCTATACAAGTAACATTCAAATCCATCAAATCCATTTTTAATTGATAAACTTTCCGCAGTATATGTGTTGTATTCAGTTGCATATGATGCACTTAAAATGGGTGTACTAGCGTTTGATGCGGATGTTATTGTTGACAAAGTGTTTTCCAATGAATCTAGTCTATTTAACTTATTCTTGAAAATTTTTATTCTTAATGCAGCAGATGAGAACAATACAAAGTTTGAAAAGTCAGAATAATCAACATCAAGTGTTGCCAATTTTTTATTGATATTAATTTCTGTCTGAGTACCTGCATTTAAGTCTGGATCTAGTGATGAAACGTTATCAATTGTATTTTGATTTGAATTTACAATTTTAATTGAAAAATTAGGACCAGAAATCTTATAATTTTTAGATACTGTTTCTTTTATTAGAATTACATTTTGTACAAATGGAGTAATACTAATATTTGATATCCAACATGTTGACTTTACATTATAATTAAATGACAACGGCGCATCTAACTTTATCAACAATGTTGCATGAGTATCATTTGATTCATTACTTAAATCATATGAGTGATCTATAAATCTGACAATTACACCATTACCAAAATTTATTCCATTTTTATAATAAGAATAAAATTTAGTGATGAAATTATATTCTAGTTTTTTAATTTCAACTTGTACAAATTGTTCCCAAACAATTGTTGTGATTAAATTTATTGCATCTGTAAGATCAACGTTGAAGAAATTAATAACGTTTAACTGGTTTACATATTCTTTTTGTACAATATACTTGAGTTGTACATATAAATCATCAAATGTAATTATGTTCTTTGAGTATGTGTATAACCAGTACTTTATAAAGTTCTTAACACCAAATAAATTCTTGAATGTAATTTTATTAAACAATTCAATTGTAGAAGAATCAACGCCGTTATAAACGTTATTTATAAAAGTTATTGCATCTTGATCACTCTTAAAACCAAATGATTTTTTGAATGTATTTACTGATTCTGGAGAAGTTTGTAATGTAGATTTGTATGTAAAATCACAGTTATAATTAAACAATTGTGAATTCAATGTATCGGTGATATCATTTACCAATACTAATTTTCTAATAAATGATTCATAATACAAATTTTGATATAATTCTTCATCTGTTTTTGGAACTTTATTGAATGCTGGTACCAATTTCAATTCAGTTCTTGATGGTGAAATTTCAGAGATGATTAATGGAAATGATTGATTACCTGCAACGTTTCTTAGAAAATTGTAAGATGCAACGTGTTGACCGTCAAATATATTAGATGAAGAAAAATCAGATTGAATATCAATCAAAAAGTTATTTTTGTAATTGATGTAGTCAGTCTTTGTTTTTCTATATGAATAATTTACTTTATTAAAATCAACGTCTGTATAACTTCCTACATCTGATATATAAATAATTTTTGGTTGTTTATATGTCCATCCATTTTGGACCCCACTTAAATTATAATAAGAAAATTCTACTACGTCTTTCTCTGATTTACCAAAGAAACTTTCACTTATGTTTGTGTTTACGTTATATACACTAACATCCTCTTCATTAAAATAATAAGCGGTGTTAACACTTGATGTAAAATTTGTTACTGTTGGATATGGAAAATTCATTGTGGTTCAAGTCTTGAAATTATATCATTTAATTTCTTGTTTGCGTCATCTCTTTCAGATTGTAACTTTTGTATAATATATTGAATTTCATCTGCATTTTCAGCAGTAATTGTTAGTTTATTAGTTGTAGGATCAGTATCTGCAGGTTGATTAAATATATCATTCATATTAATATCAATGACCGTATTAGATTGTACTGTAGGTATAAACTCTTGAAACGTAACTTGATTCAATTGTTCAATTTTCTTAGAATCATAAACAAAATCATTCAATGTAAAAGAAATGTACTCAGAGTTAAAACTAGGATTATTGGCATCAATTGTAAAGTTTCCAAAAGAATCAACTTTATAATCATAGGTGCCATTGTTAACATAATCCTCAATTTCTTTTTGGTATGACATAATTATCTTGTTATTTTAAATATATTACCATTATCAAATATATCAGTTTGATTGTTAAATGTTGTTTTAATTAAAATTCTATAAAATCTTTCAACCGGCAAACCAGTTGTGTCTATTTTAAAGTAATGAATATTACCATCAGAACTTAATTTTGTATTATCATCAAAATCAATCACAATATTTTCACTTTCATTATCTTTGATACAATAATAAGATGCAGATGGCAACAAACTTGAACTCAAGTAACTAATTTGTTGGTATCCCTTTATAAAATTCTTCAATGGAAATTTTTCTCTAGCAAATACATTAATTCTAGGTATGTTACCAAATTTGTATTCCTTTGATAGATTTTGTATTACAACTGTATATGGTATGATTCCTGTTAAAGGAACCATACTGCCTGTTGTATATACACTGTCATCCCATGAAATATCAATATAAGGTTGATAAATTGTATTTGTTTCTTTACTAAAGAATTTGATTGTACTATCAATTCCATTTGTTGCAATAGTTTCAAGAGAACTAACTAAAATTATACCTTCATTTGGTACACATCCACATAACCATCCTTTAACAATACTTGTGATATCCATGTTGATATCAGATGTTGTATAATCAAATGACTGTGAACATATCAAAGAACTTCCTGTTGTAATATTTAAACACAAAGAAGAAGATTTATATTGATATGTTGATGGTACCGTTTCATACCAAGTACCACCACCATTTATAAATGATGAAGTATTTGGTGTTGGACTATTACTTACATCAAACCATAAAGATCCACTATTACCAGCATAATTTTTATAGTTCCAACTTGCACCTACTAAATTTCCTCCTGTAGAATATCTTCCAGTTCCCATAGTCCAACTTTGACTTATAGGATATCCATAAACAGTATAATCAACAGGAATTTCACTTACACTAGATGCTTTTAGTTTTAAATTAAACTTTGCATTGTTGTTTATTGAGTTATTTGCAATAGATGCTGAAATAGTATTCAAATCAAATCTAATCAAAATTCTACTATAATCAGGAACATCAGTATATATTATGTAAGGAACATATAAACTTTGTGACCCTACTGCGTAACCATATATATCTCCTGTAAAATCACGTAGACTACCAGTTACATTAGCAAGTGATCCTGTAAAATCACCAATTAGTCTATTGAAATCAGAAATTGGAAGATCATGTTCAATGATACTACCAGAAAAACTTCCACTAAAACCACTTATTGTACCACTGACATTTGTTAAAACTACGTTTTGTGGTCCAAACTGTCCATAATTAATTCCATTCAAAGTTGAGAATCCATAATTAGGTGATCCAATAAACAATCCAATAAAGCTGCCTGTTCCAATTGCGTTATCAAGCAATGGACCATTAAAGTTTATAGATGCTGAACCGTGGAATCTTAGATCACCATATCCTCTCGATGATCCGCCGTTTAAATTTGATGCGCTAACAGATCCTGAAAATCCAACCACGTATTGATCATAAAAAGAAGAAGTCAAGGATGATGATTGATACAACAACAGATCTTTTTTTACGTGTGGGTAAGATCTTAACTCCAAAATTTCATCAATACCAAAGTTTTTGTCAGCGTATCCAACTTCATTGGTTATGTATGTATCTTTTTGTGGATATAAAAATGTATGCATATTATACTACGTTTCCTTTAATATCTATGTCAGGGTATTTGACTTCAAAAACGCATGGATCTAATGATGGATATATTATTTTGTTTTTTGTTGCGGATAAAATATCATATTCATGTGGTGAATAGTTACCATCTTTAGCAGTTAAGTTTACAATTTCAACATTTGTTAAAGATTGTACACCTTCTACTCTTGCAATTTCTAGTTCCAATTGACTCAAATTGATTGGTTGTGAAAAACTCCACTTGTCAATGTTAAAAAAGTCTTTTACTTTAGTAATACAATTATTTAACACTTCTTTTTTGTTATAATTGTTGTATGTTAAAATTTTAAAGTTTACACCAATATTAATAATATATCCGTCAATAATATTCACACCGTCAGTTAAAAGTCTATACTTTTTCAAATACTCTTTTATGTTATAAAATAAAGCTTCATTAATTTGTGTTAGATTTTTATTTTCATTGTATCCAAGAACATACAAATTAACTGAAAATGGATTGGTTACATCATAATTGATTTTTCTAAAATAATTATCTACTGAATTATTTGTGTCAGTAGTATTGTTATTGTAATCCACAAATCCAGATACATCATTTTTCAAATTCAACACCAGATCTGTATCAGATGTTATATAAGCTTTAGCAATTGAACCATATTTTGGAGGCATTGCATAAGTTCTAATTAAATAATCATCCTTAGTTACAGATCTATTTTGTGTAGTAAAATTCAAGATAGCATTTTGCTTGATTTGATCTACAGATTCTTCATCTGCACCACCAACTGCGGCAGTATAATTATTTACTCTTAAAGTTTGTTGTACTGTATTAAATAATGTTTGTTCTTCTGGATTTAAAGAAGTTGCATCATTCAATAATTGATATGAACTGATTCTGGTAATTTCATTTGCATTACAATTTGAAAGTGATCCTCCTCCAATTATGTAATTAATTGTTAAAACTGTATTTGCCGGAGCAGCTCCAAATGTATTTGTTTTTAAGAAATTGCTTCCATCCAATGAAATATCTGTGTTTCTTATATTTGACAATCCAATACCAACAATAGAAGCATTTGGATATACTATTTCATCTGAATAATTGTCCAAACCAGGACCAAATTCCAAATAAGTTGTATTGTCTGCAGTAATACTAGTTATATATTTTCTCGAAGTTTTTAATGATTTGATGATCTTTGAAACTTCTGATTTGTAAATATAGAAGTTTTCATCTGTAACCTGTGAGTTGTCTACATCAGTGAAAATTACATCTTGTGCTAAATAATCAGCTTCGTACCATTTATTATTATCATCATCTACAACAGAAATTATGTTGACTACATTTTTTTCTTCTAACGCAATTTTGTAGTATGGAGTAGCAGCACCGACAGTAAAATTTTTAATAATAATTTTACCGGCAAAAGCTTTAGCAGTTTTTCTCAACAAGAAAAACTGCGGAACTCCTAATGAGTCTCTTGAATATACACTAACTTCTCTAGGAGAAAATCTGGTATCAACTGAAAAATCAACTGGTTCACTTATAATAAAATTTTGATTGGAGTTATTTATTAACTCCATATTCTCTCTGATTGACAAACAATATTTTTCATCAGGCACATAATTTCCATCAGAATCAACCTTTGATGGAATCAATTGAAATAATTCAATCTCAGTTATAGATGATTTGGTTGGAGTAGTTTTGTATCCAAGATATTTTGCCAATGCAATTACGTTTTTACGTTCTTCAGAATATGGCATCAATGATTCTTTGAACTGATAATCAATGTAGTATGATAATACATCACCTACATATGCAGCTTGTTCAATAAACATTGTACCTGGTGAACTTTCACTGAAATCTTTATAAGTTTTAGGAAAATAGTTCTTTGAAAACTCAATCAACCCAGCTTTAAATGACGCAAAATCTCTATTAAGATATCTTATATCTTTATTAAGAGGTTGAAAGGATTTTGGTTGTGTTTCTGCCATATTATTATAAATTGCTTGTTACAGTTAATCCAAGTACATCAGTTTGATTGTTTACCGTAAATTGTATTTTTATGTTTATTATATAATTATCAGTGTTCTTGTTTTTTTGAGCAGTTGTAATGTCTAAAAATACAGTATTTACAATTACATTTGGAAACCAATAATTCATGTCATCTTTAATAACATTTTTTAAAATCTCATCAAACCCTTCAATATTTTGATCAAATAGATAGTTATATAACTTTGTTCCAAACTGAGGGTTGAATCTTCTTTCACCAGGTCTAGTGTTGAAAAAATTCGTGATATTAGCTTTAATCTGAGTTAGAGTGTCATATGACTGCTCAAAATACCCATTTATGCCGGATCTTAAAGGTAATGTTAAACCAATTGGATTCATATTATGACATTGATACTAAACCACTGCCAATTCCTGATGTCTTCTTCTTATCAACTGCTTTCATTAACTTTCTAAAGTCTCTGTTAATTACATTAAGTACTTTGGATTGTTCTTCATTAACTGGTGTTATTTGTTGTGGAGTCTGTGTAGATTCATTGATATTAATTCCACTAAAGGCTTCACTTTGTAGTGTTCCCATTAATCCTACATAAGCACCTTCTCTAGGAACACCACCTACAGTTTCATTCAAGACCGCATTTAAAGCATCATTATTTGTGTATTTTTTAAATGTTTTCTTTGTTGGTTGTACATTTTCAATTGGTTTTTGTGAAACTTTTGGTTTTTCAAAGTTTTCACTGACTGTTGGTTTACTTTGACCAGTTAATATTTCACTCAAAATATTAGGAATAAGAGTTGGAAGAGACTTTTGAAGTTCTTCCTTTACTACTGATCTGATTATCTCTTTTAATTCTTGTGTTTTCATACTTGTTGATATTATATAATTATATTTTACTACATACCAAAATGTTTTATTTATTTACCAAAATTAACTTGGTTTTATCATGGATGCTTGTACTGAAAGTGGTGTACCAGGTACAATAGGTACAATTTTAAGTTTAGGTACCGTTGGAAATGCTGGTGGTTTGATAATAGATGAAATTGGAGGTACGTTTGGTACTGGAACCTTTGGTATTGACGGAATACTAGGTGTAGTAGGTAAATTTGACATACTTGGTAGTGTCGGTGCAGGTGGTATAGCAGGAATTGAAGGAACTGATGGTAATGCAGGAGGAGAAGGCAATGAAAAATTTGGCACTGATGGAACAGACGGAACTGCCGGCAATGATGTTGGTATGTTTGTTTTTAAATTTTTATATGTTGACGTTTCTGTAAATGTCTTTTTATAGTCAAGTCCAGATACTCTTTTTAAAGGTAACTTTGGTGCAGTTGGAAGTGGAGGAATACTTGGCAAACTAGGAGTTGACAATGAACCTAGTGGATTTTGTAAGTTTAATGATGGTGGTGTAGGTAAAGTGTACATAAATTAACTCCAAGTTGATGGATTTGGACCTCTTGTTTTTCCGTTATAACCTCCTGGAACACCACTTCCGTTAAATACATTAATATCAGTTGGTGGAGTTCCTCCTTCAATAGAACCACCATTTCTTCCTGGGGCATAACCACCTCCAGTTAAAAATACTCTTTTACTTAAAATTTTATCAAGACTATCCCTCCAAGCTTTCAATTTTTCTTGTGGTGTTGGAATTTGAGTAGTTAATTGCGTTGGATAATCTGCTATTTGACCAGATTGATCCGCAGGATTATTTGTTGCGGAAGTAATGTGTTCATGATATTGCCAATGAACGTGATCCAATATCAAATCCGCAAGATCATATAGAAAGTCAACTGTTGTTTGACCTAACAAAGCGGGTTCATTTGTTTGATCATATTGACCTAGATATATTGCCGGACTGTTAATCACTGTTTTTGTATTTGTGGTCATTACTATCTGACCATGTGAATCAACTGTATATTCATTGTCTGTTACTATTCCATATCTCTTTTTGGAATAATGTATAGTTTCACCGTTTCTGCTACTTACAATAATTCTATCACTATTAATTACAATTTGATCTCCAGTAAGTATTGGCGGTCTAAATTTAGTACAACCTGACGGAGAAAATGCTGGTACTTCTTCTTTTGAAACTGAAGGATCTTGGAATATTTTCTTTTGACATGTTGATTTAAAACTAGATTCAGTTAATCCTGAAGTTATATGAATAGATGTACCGTCTTGATTTATATCTTCAGATACATATCCACCTGCATTTTTTTCTGAAATATCAGGTGTAGGTTTTGAAATATTCTTTTGTCTATTTCTGATCAAAATCATTGGATTTCCAAATCCTGATAATTTATTACTTACAGGATTTGTATCACCGTCTTTGTTGTAATAATCAGTATATTTTGGATCACTTATATCATTATCTCTTATACTATCATAAGCAGAAAATCTAATAGATTGTCCATGTCTACTTTCAATTACAGTATCACCTTCAAATCTTTTTACTGAACGTATTTTTCCGTTTGATTTAAAATATCTACCCAATACAGTCACATTACTTGTATTCTTATATTGTTTAGCAGTTAGATATGAAACTGGTCCTTTGTATAAAACGTCTGGATCAGTTGGATTGTTTTTTATTTCTCTGTTTCCTTTGTTTGATCCAACACGTTGTTCATATGTAGGATCAGCATTATTGTTTGAAAATCCATTTAGATTTATTTTTCTAGTATAATAAAATTTACCTAGATAATTTACTATAGCTACAACTTCATTAACAAGAGGATATTCAGTTATACCTGTATTTTCCAATGGAAATGCCCATGGTAGTTTTTCTTTTTCAACTGTTTTGTGTGTACTGAATGGTCTTACTAAAATTCTTCCTATCCACGTATAATCTTTATCTGTTTGATCCGCAGGTTTATCATTTGCAGCATCAGGCCATTCAGTTGGATTGATATTAATCTTTGTTTTGAAAATTGGATGTGAATCATCAAGAATTACATCCAATACAACCGCAGGTTCAAACTGTAAAGTTGAATTTACAATACTATCTCTATTCTCTTCAACTCTTACTGGTGCTATTACTGAATTATATGTGGAATATCCTGGCATATTATTTCTTAGCGTTTATTTCAATTGGAGAGTTTATTTCTTTTGTAATTTTTTCTACTTCACCCATCAACTGTTTACGTTCATCTTCACTGAGCAACATTCCCATATTACCGTCTTCACCTTGACTTTGACTACTAATAATACGTTGTACCACTGCGGCTAATTTGACAAGTTGTTCATCATTTCTGACTGAAACATCCAAATAATCCTTAATTAGTGGTACAACTACTATTGCATCATTAGCGGTTTTAATCATACTTCGAAGATCAGATACCAAAATATCAATTTGGTCCTTCTTCTGTTCAGAATTAACAACCACATCTTTAAGTAAACTAGAGTATTTTTTACCCTTATATAATTCAAAATCTAAGTCCATGACTATAAATATTGAAAATACCGTGTTTTACTTAAATTTATCTGGCGTACATCTCTTGTTTTAACGTTCCTCTGTCTAAATAAGACTTGGTAATAGTATTTTGGTACTGTTTCATCTTATTAATTACTTTGGTAATCTGTTGAGTCTTGCAAGAAGAGATTTCTCTAATATACAAATATAACGCTTTTTTATTGAAAGAATCAATTCTGTCACTGTTTCTGAACAATTCAATTACAGCGTTGGCAATGTTTAAATCACGTTGTTTGGTGAATATTTTACCAATATTCTTTTCCCAATAATCAACCATCAACTTCATAAATTCACTGGTTTCCAATTCATCATGATAAGAATCAGTGGTTTGTAAACAAACAGTGGTATCACTTGGAGTTTCACTAATATCAACGTGTTGGTTGAATCTCTTATAGTTGTTATTGTTGTGGAATATTAGATAGTTTTTAGCAACAATACTGAAATAACTAAAGGCTTTACCTTTGCCTTCTTCAAACTTATGCATGTTTGCAACTAAATGTGCAATTGTTTCCTTTTGAATTTCAATAGGACTGTTATCAAAATAAGTGAATTTAAATGTATTGAATACATTTTCTACCAATTTATCAAAACAAGGCTTGATTTTTTCAACATAAATTTCATTTCTTGCTTCTATGTCTTGTTCATTATTATATTGAATAATAGCCTTTTCTGTATCTGTGGTAAAATACATTTTTTCTCCGCTCTTCTTTTTTCTTTTTTTGGTTTCAGAAACAATCACGGGAGTGATTGATACAGCAGTCTCAGTTAATTTTTTTGATTTCTTTGATTCAACAACTTTTTTTGGTTTAATTGTTTTTAACTGAACCTTTTTCTTTGGTTTGACTACTTTTTTAGTTGATTTGTTTTTAATATTTATTGTTTTTTTCTTTGATTTAAGTCCAACAGTTTTTGAATTTTTCATTCAGTCCTTTCCTTTAATTTTTCAATTAATTTCACCATCTCAGAAAAAACAAAACCTACATCATCATCTTTTTCAAACATCTGCTTATCATCTAAATCTTTTAATTTTGAATATGTGACAGATACTTCTTTTTTAATGTCTAACAACCAATTTTGGTATGTTTCTATTTTGTCAAGATTGATGTCTAATGCATAACCTAAAAATATGTTAGCACAAATAGAAGCGGTCAATAACACTGATAGTATAATTATCATAATTTTTTATTCTGATAGGTCAGAATCATCATCTAGATAATCTGACATATAATCCAATACCTCATCAACTAAATCCCAGTTTTCACTGTTCTTTGCTTCATTTAGAAGTGACATTATTTCTTTAATATCTGCAATATCCATATATATAATTTAGACTGATATCTAAATATAT